GTGCTGCCACAAATTCATGGATGGGTTCGTGATGGCAACGAAAAAAAGTGTTTCCCTCTCTGTCGGTCGTGGCGAGAAACTGCCTGCGTCCAAGGGTGCTGGCTTGACTGAAAAAGGCCGCGCTAAGTACAACGCAGCCACAGGCTCAAACCTAAAAGCGCCTGCGCCCAGCCCAAAGACAAAGGCCGACCAAGGCCGTAAAGACTCGTTCTGCGCCCGCATGGAAGGGGTAGTCAAAAACGCCAAAGGTCCAGCAGAACGGGCCAAGGCATCACTCAAACGATGGAAGTGCTAAATCATGGCTACAAAACCCGGTCTTTACAGTAACATTAACGCTAAACGCGCACGTATCGCTGCTGGCTCTGGCGAGAAGATGCGCAAACCTGGCGCTGCTGGCGCACCCACGGCCAAGGACTTTAAAGAGTCGGCCAAGACTGCCAAACCTGCCAAAAAGGCCAAGTGATGCCTGGTAACAATACAGGATACGCCAAAGGCGTTTATGGAATTGGTGTTCGCCAAGACTTGTTTCCTGGCGAAAACGACTATTTTCGTAAAAATCCCAATGTCACGGGCATGGCCGCAGAAGACAACCGCATCATCATGAACCCTTACAGCACGTTGACGGATGCTGAAAAACAAGCGGTTATGATGAACGAAGCAGCGCGTGTTCACATGCGAGTTGGTAATTTTGATGCACCTAGATTTGCTTTAACACCAGAACAAGAAAAAGCATTTGAAGGGTACAGCGCCAACCCTGTTGACAGGTTGTCTACCGTTGCAGCAAGAATTTTGTCTAACGACCCTTCGGCGTTAACACCTACGCCTGAACAGACTGAGTACGTGCAAAGACTGCGAAAATTCATGGGAGTCAAGTAATGCCACTCGTCAAGTCACCCTCAAAAGAGGCATTTCGCAAGAATGTGAAGGCCGAGGTAGCTGCTGGTAAGCCGGTCAAGCAGGCCGTGGCAATCGCCTATTCGGTCAAGCGTGAGGCCGCGCAAAAAGCACCCGCGAAAGGTAAAAAATGAGCTTTCTTGGATTTAGAAACGCTGTTTCAATAGGCGTATCACCGCACGTAACGTTGGGCGGCTCAAACCTGCTGGGCAGGCTATCGCCATCACTGATTTTGCAATTTGCTGGAGCACAGACTATGGACCCGCGCATCACCTTTACCCGAGCCAGCACCGCCACCTACTACGGTACGCAAACGGCGTTGGCAGAACAGAATCTATTAACATTTTCACAAGAGTTTGAGAATGCAGCGTGGTCAAATACTGCAACAACAGAAACATCAAATACAACTACTGCGCCAGATGGGACAGCCACAGCCGATACATTGGCCGAAACCGCCGTAACAAGTATTCACGTAACCTCTCAATCTTCTTCAGTAACTGGTGTTTTAACTCTAAGCGTGTTTGCAAAACCAGATTCAGGAACACCGTTTTTGACGATTGGTATCAGCAGTTCTGGCACAAGTCATTCATCAGCAACCTTTGATTTATCGCTTGGCACGAACACTCAGACGCAAGTAAATGGCGGTAATTACACATCGCCATCTGCGACCATCACAGCCGTAGCCCAAGGTTTTTATCGTTGCACTTTTACGGTTACAACAACCGATACAGCAACAGTATTTCGTATTGGCTTAAATAACACAGGAACACCGACTGCAACAAACCGAGGATTTGGCGCTACTTATCTTGGGGTGGTGACCAACAGTATTTACATTTGGGGCGCTCAACTAGAGCAACGCTCCGCAGCCACAGCCTACACCCCCACAACCACAGCAACGGTCACCAACTACATTCCTGTGCTAGAAACCGCAGCCATTGACGCGCCTCGGTTTGATTACAACCCGATAACGCAAGCTGCCTTGGGGCTGCTGATGGAGGAGCAAAGGACGAACTTGCTGACGTATTCTGAGCAGTTTGACAATGCGGCTTGGGTTAAAAGTAATGGAAGCATTACTGCAAATACGGTTGTTTCGCCGGACGGGACGGTGGATGCAGATACGTTTACCGGGGCTGCCGGAACTAGCATCAAACGAGTCAGGCAAAACATCACCACTACGGCATTAGGGCCGTGGACGTATTCAATATGGCTAAAGACAAGCACCGCCGTGTCTGCGGTTTTATTTTTGTCTGATAGTTCGGCTGGCGGCGCTAACCACGTCAGAACAACCATTACGTTTTCAACTGGCTCAATATCGACTGCTACCGCAACGGGGACCGCAACAGGGGCTATTGCGTCAGTAACACCGGCTGGCAATGGGTGGTATCGCATTTCTATTACTGGCACGTTCGTAACTGCCCTTACTTCGGTCTGGGCGGAAGTATGGCTTGACGGGTTTACGTCAACGGCAAGCACAACCAGTTTTTTCCTTTGGGGCGCTCAACTGGAAGCAGGAGCATTTCCTACCAGCTACATCCCCACAGTGGCTTCACAGGTCACACGCTCGGCTGACGCAGCAAGCATGACGGGTACAAACTTCAGCAGTTGGTATAACGGTGCGGAAGGGACTGCATATACAGAAGCCGCATCGCTTGCGACAGCTTACCTTGGAGCTATTGTTGGGTTTTCTGATGGCACAATTAATAACCGTTTTTCTATTCGGGGCATGACCGCTAGCAATCAAGCTACTTCACTTGGCCTGGATAGTGGTGTCACCCAATGGTCTCTTATTTTTTCGAGTCAAACTACCGCAGCAACAAAATTTGCGCTTGGTTACAAAGTTGATGACATTGCATTTACTCGTAATGCGGCAACACCTCTGACAGACGCTTCTGCACTTATCCCAGTTGTTAATCAACTGCGTATCGGCGCAGAAGGTACTGGCACTCAAGGTTACAACGGCCACATTCGCCAGATCGTCTACTACCCCCGCCGACTTACCAACAGCGATTTGCAAACCATCACGGCTTAAGGACACATCATGGACTACTACCTGGCATTTCCTGACGAAGCTGCGGCAAATAAAGTGCTGTACGGCGCAGAAGACAGGCCCAACTTTGCCAACATCGACACCATCGGCGTGATCTACAAACGCACTGGCGGCACTGACGAAGAACCCGTCATGACAGCACTACCCGGCTGGCACGTCAATGTGCGTTTAGTGGGCGAAGATGGCAAAGCATTGCAGCCTTTTTCAGTGACACCTGCCACACCTGTGCGAGTTTGGGGATAATATGAGCTTACAAGCCTTGCAAGACTGCCTGATCGTGCGCCCAGACATGGAAAAACATGAACTTTTCATCCTGTTGCGCGACAAACAAACTGGCACGGGTGTGGTAATCTCCGCTGGGCCTGACGCCAAAGACGTAAAAGTCGGTGACAAGGTGCTATTTGGTGATTCCATCGGTCAAGACCTAAAATATGAAGGTGACAACCTTCTGGTCATGAGGGAATCACACACCCTCGGAGTATTTGACGCATGAAAGACACTACCGGAATCGTAGCCGCAGCAAATGTGGCAAAAAACGGCCCGTACCCGTCAAAAGGCGGTTCCGAGGAAATTCTGACCGTCGCCCGTTCACGCATGAAGATGGCGATGGCGGCATTTTCCCAGACTCGGGAAGACGAACTTGACGATCTGCGGTTCTACGCAGGCTCTCCAGACAACCAGTGGCAGTGGCCTGCTGATGTGCTCCAGACTCGTGGTGCAGTGCAGGGCCAAACCATCAACGCCCGGCCTTGCCTGACCATCAACAAGCTGCCGCAGCACGTTCATCAGGTGACAAACGAGCAGCGCATGAACCGCCCTGGCATCAAGGTGATCCCGGCTGACGACAAGGCCGATGTGGACATGGCAGATGTGTTCAACGGCGTGATTCGTCACATCGAATACATCTCCGATGCTGACGTGGCCTACGACACCGCCTGCGAGAACCAAGTGTCCTACGGCGAAGGCTACATCCGTCTGCTGACCGAGTATTGCGACGAGAATACGTTCGATCAGGACATCAAGATCGGGCGCATCCGCAACAGTTTCAGCGTCTACATGGACCCCATGATCCAAGACCCCACAGGCGCAGATGCCCGCTGGTGTTTTGTCACGGAAGATCTGACCAAAGCTGAATACGAGCGCATGTACCCCGATGCAGCGCCTATTAGCACCTTGATGAGTCTTGGCGTTGGTGATCAATCCATCGCGCAGTGGATTGGCGAGAACACTGTTCGCATTGCTGAGTATTTCTACATTGAGTACGAAAAGCAAACGCTCAACTTGTACCCTGGCAACCAGACTGCATTCAGCGGCTCGCCCGAGGACAAGACGCTGCGCATGATGTTCGGCAAGCCAATCCGCACCCGTGAAGCTGACCGCAAAAAAGTCAAGTGGTGCAAGATCAACGGCTACGACATCCTTGAAGAACGCGAGTGGGCAGGAGCCTACATCCCCGTGGTGCGCGTGGTCGGCAACGAGTTTGAGGTAGACGGCCAGATGTACGTGTCGGGCTTGGTGCGCAACGCCAAGGATGCCCAGCGCATGTACAACTACTGGGTAAGCCAAGAAGCTGAGATGCTGGCGCTGGCCCCCAAAGCCCCGTTTATTGGGTACGGCGGTCAGTTTGAAGGCTACGAGCAGCAGTGGAAGACTGCCAACACGAACAACTGGCCCTATCTGGAGGTCAATCCAGACGTTACAGACGGTCAAGGCGCTGTGTTGCCACTACCCCAGCGGGCACAGCCTCCAATGGCCTCCAGCGGCCTGTTGCAGGCCAAGGCGGGCGCTGCTGAAGACATCAAGTCGGCCACCGGCCAATACAACGCCTCGCTGGGCATGACCAGCAACGAGCGTTCGGGCAAAGCCATTCTTGCGCGTCAGCGCGAGGGCGACATCGGCACTTACCACTACGTTGACAACCTGGCCCGTGCAATCCGTCACATTGGCCGTCAACTGGTGGACCTGATTCCCAAGATTTACGACACTGAGCGCATCGCTCGCATCATTGGCGAAGACGGCGAGCCAGATACCGTCAAGATGAACCCGATGCAAGAGGAACCAGTTAAGCGCATCGTGGACCAAGAGGGCACGTTGATCGAAAAGATCTACAACCCTAACGTCGGCAAGTACGATGTTCGCGTGATCACTGGCCCTGGCTACGCTACCAAGCGTCAAGAGGCTTTGGAGAGCATGGCCCAGTTGCTGCAAGGCAACCCACAGTTGTGGCAAGTGGCTGGCGACCTGTTTGTCAAGAACATGGATTGGCCTGGTGCTCAAGACCTTGCCAAGCGGTTTAAGAAGACCATTGACCCCAAAGTGTTGGCCGATGATGACGATCCAGCTCTTGCCGCTGCTAACCAGCAGATGGAGGCGATGGCCGCTGAGATGGAAAACATGTTCCAGATGTTGCAAAACGTCAACCAGAGCATGGAAGCTCGTGAGATGCAGATCAAGCAGTTTGAGGCTGACATTAAGGCATACCAAGCCGAAACACAGCGTATCTCTGCTGTGCAGGCTGGCATGAGTGAGCAACAAATCCAAGACATCGCTATGGGTGTTGTGGCTGCTGCGATGGAGTCCAACGACAATATGGTCATGATGACTGAGCAGCGTGAGATGCCTGAAATGCAGCCCGAGATGCAGCCAGAAATGATGCCACCCCAAGGAGAGATGAATGAAATGCGCTGATTTTGTAGGTGAACTGTTCTTGGCCCGCGACGTGGCCCATTCAGTCCACCTGAACACCCGCAGCTTCTCCAAGCACTCAGCGCTGAACACGTTCTACGACGAGGTGATCGACTTGGCTGACAAGTTTGCCGAGGCGTACCAAGGCCGTCATGGTCTAATTGGACCCATCAGTCTGATGAGCGCCAAGAAGAACGGCAACATCATCGAGTTTCTGGAGCAGTCTCTCAAAGATATTGAAGATATGCGGTATGAGGTGGTGAGCAAAACCGACACCCCGATCCAGAATATCATTGATGAAATCGTCGGGCTTTACCTGTCCACCCTGTACAAGTTAAAATTCCTCGCATAAGGAGCCATCATGGAACTTCTCAACTCTCTCTCCAAAGCAGGTTTTCCTGCCCAAACTGCCTCTTTTACCGGCACCGCAGCGAACACCTCGGGCTGGCCTGCTGGCCCTGAAGGCGTTATGGTGTGGTCCGACCAGCCTTGTTACATCGAAGTCGGTGAGGGCGCTGTGGCAACCACTGCCAGCACTCCAATCCCTTCATTCACACCCATAGCGTTTAAAGTGCCAACTGGCACTAGCGGTCTGTGGCGCGTAAGCGCCATCCAAATTGCGACTGCTGGCGTGGTGTACTGCAAACCAATAAACACAAAATGATGGGTTGTATCCGTCAACGCCGTGATACTTCTTTTCGGAGCAATTTCAAATGGCTGTAAATCTTTCACCCGTTGGCGGCGCAGGCGCTCAGTTTTTTGACAACAATGGCGACCCGTTGTCGGGTGGTAAGCTGTACACGTATCTTGCGGGTACAACAACTCCAGAAGTTACGTACACATCGTCGTCTGGCGCTATTGCTCAACCAAATCCAATTATTCTTGACGCAGCAGGCCGAGTGCCGGGCAGCAACGAAGTTTGGCTAACTGCGGGTGTTGCGTACAAGTTTGTGCTCAAGACCAGCACAGAAGTGTTGTTGGCAACATGGGACAACATCTCAGGCATCAACAGTTTGGGCGCTGCGTCCACTGTTGCGTTTACAGGTTTCAAAGGACAAGTTGGGACCGTTCAAAGCCTTGCTGGAAATACAGGCGCTGACTGGATTGGATTTACCCAAGCAGGCACTGGCGCAATCCCCATTTCTGCGCAAGACAAAACGCGCCAGATCGTGCATGTTGCGGATTTTGGCGCTGTCGGTGACGGCGTTACCGATGACACGGGCGCAATTCAAACGGCCATCAACTACGTGCAAGGGGCCAACAGCGGCCAAATCGAGTTGCATTTTGACGCCAAGCGATACCGAATTCTTGGCACGCTGGCTATCACAGGAATGGTTCGATTGGTCGGCCAAGGCGCGTTTGATCTTGACAATGCTCGGCCTATCACGATACCTGGCAAAGGTACATGGTTAATTCACGCGAGCACCACAGGCCCGCTGATTCAAGTTTCCGGTAACTTGAATAAAGGCGCGGGTCTTTTTGACATCGCAATTTTTGAAGAAGGCCATACAACGCCGGGGCCAGGCTGGATTCCTGCGGCGCGTGATTGGGTCATTCGTGTTGAAAACACCCAAGGCACTTTGTTTCTCAACCGCGTACACTTTCACGGTGTTTACCGAGGTGTGTTAACAGATTACGCTGTTCGACTTCAATACGAAAACATCACAGGTCAGTTTTTCTACCGTGGTTTTTCTTTTGACCGTGTGTATGACATTGGCAAACTTGATGGCCTTCATGCTTGGACTTATTGGAGCGAAGCAGACTCAGTAATTCAGTGGCAACAGGCCAACTGCATCGAAATCACACTGTACCGTGTTGACGGGCTTTGGATGGACCGAATCTTTACGTTTGGCGTTGCCACGTCATTGCTTTTGGCTACCGGCACCTATGGGGCACCAAAAGTTATTGAGGTAGGCAGCTTATATTCAGATTTTTGCGGGCGGGTAATTGTGGTTGATTCCGCAGAACCTGCGCACATTCAAGTTGCAAACGTCTTTCATTTGGGCCAGGCATGGCCCCCCACTACGCCACCTAACGTGCTTTCCGGCGCATCTTTGGTAGATGTTGTTTCAGGCAGCAACCACCTTGTTCAAATCGGCAATTTCTACGACACACTGGCAGACACTCATGCTGTCCGAGTCAACGGGACATTCAACACTGTATGGATTGCAAGTGGTATTTTTCAGCAATACAGCCGAGGTACTGCGGGTCAAGGCGCGGCAACCGTTGCAGCAACCAACACCCTTCGCTTTGGGGCTGTTCCGCTGTTAAACCCTTATGCTGGCGGCGCTGCCACTTTGTTCAACGGTACGCCGGGAGGCACTGCGTTTGAGCCAACCCGGCAAGTTATCGCGACTGCCACTGTCAACTATCCTGTAACCGCAGGCAATACGGCTGGTCAGCTTGCAGCTTACACTGCCGAAGGTGAAGCAACGGCGGGAGTGGCCTTGCTCGCCAAATCAACAGGCACCGTTAACGTCGGCGCACCAACCAACTTACTTGGTTTTTACGGCGCAGCAGCCACTGCGCGTCAAACCGGCGTTGCAGTTTCCGCTGCCGGAATCCATGCGGCGCTTGTCAATCTTGGTTTAATCACATAATAGAGATGGCAAGCGTATTCTTAGCGCATAATCTAAGAACTGTACCGGCCCAGTAGACCGGGAACTCACACGAGTTAAACATGACTGATGAAGTCCAAACCTTAGCGGAAGTAGACTCCGCGCAAGCACCCGAGGTGACGGCCACCACGGACAATGCACAAAATGCGCCGGTAGTAGCTGAAAATCAAGACGGTAGCACCCAGGAAGAAAAGAAGTATTCCCAGGCTGAAATCGACGCGATGATTGGCAAGCGCCTCGCAAGAGAACAGCGCAAATGGGAACGTGAGCAGCAGGCAAAGCAGGCACCCGTGCCAGCTACGCCAACGGAAATTCCGACTGTTGATCAATTTGACAGCCCACAAGCATATGGTGATTTCATCCGTGCTGAAGCTGAAAAACTGGTCCAACATCGGGAAATCCAGAAACAACGCGCTGAGATTGAAGAAACCTTCGCAGAGCGTGAGGAGGAGGCCCGGTCTAAATACGACGACTTTGACCAAGTTGCGTATAACCCGAACCTTCGCGTCACCGATGTGATGGCCGAAACCATCAAAGCGTCTGACCTTGGACCTGATCTAGCCTACTGGCTGGGCAGCAACCCCAAGGAAGCTGACCGCATTTCTCGCTTGTCGCCACTGTTGCAAGCGCGTGAGATTGGAAAAGTTGAGGCTAAGATAACTGCCGAGCCTTTTCAAAAGAAAACCTCGACTGCGCCTGACCCGATTCGTCCGGTAACCGCACGAGCAACAACCACTGGTGTCACTGACACCACCGACCCTCGTTCTGTCAAAAGCATGAGTACATCGGACTGGATTGCTGCCGAGCGCCAAAGACAAATTGACAAAGCAAAGTCACTTCGCAACCGCTAAATTAGGAAATCATCATGGCTAACTCGCTTCTTACCATTGACATGATCACCCGCAAATCGCTGGAGATCTTGGAAAACAACCTCGTCATCACCCGCAACGTGAACCGCCAGTACGACGACAGCTTCGCTGTTGAAGGCGCAAAAATCGGTTCTACACTGCGTATCCGTTTGCCCGACCGCGCTCTGGTAACTGACGGTGCCGCCCTGCAAGTTCAGGACGACAACGAACAGTTCACCACTCTGACTGTCTCCAGCCAGAAGCACATCGGTATCAACTTCACATCCGCTGAATTGACCATGCAGTTGG